GGAGAAATGCAGCGCGAAAAGTGCCTACAGATATGGCCGATGATTACAAGGAAGTGATCAAGTGGCTTACCGATGTTCGGGACGGATTGGAAGATCCTGAACTACCCGCGCTGCCGCTAGAGGAAAAAAGAGTGTTTTACGGCAACAATAAAAATGAAAACTTGTATTTATAATGGCAAAAACGAGCAAAAACAACTTCGAAAACAGGCCGTCCAACATCATCTTGCCAAGGAGCAAGACTTTGAGCGTGCAAACCATAAAGACTTGGAAGGATGCACTTGAACTTGCTTCGCTGGCGGAAAACCCTATGCGTGCGCCACTGTTGGAATTATATGAATCTGTATTGCTGGACAGCCATTTGCAGTCCATTATTGAAAGCAGATCCCTTCGGGTGATCCGTTCCAAGTTCAAATTGGTGGACGATGCAGGGAAGGACAATCTGGAAATGATGAAACTCTTGGAGAGCCGCTGGTTTAACCGGTTTTTGCATCACGCAATGAGTGCCAAGTTTCGCGGCTCTACCGTGATAGAACTTTGGGATCTCGACCCTGAGACCTTCGAGCTCAAGGCAGCGAATTATATTCCTTCAGAAAATGTCCTCTTCAGGGCGGGCTTGATCGTGAAAGAAGTTGGAGATGAAGTTGGATATCCATATAAGGAAGGAAATTACGAGCCATTTTATATTCAAGTTGGAACTAACAACGATCTTGGCTTGCTTAAAAATATTGCGCCCGATGCACTTTCGAAGAAATTCGCAAAAGCTGCATGGGTAGAATATGTAGAGAAATACGGCATCCCACCGCGATGGGTAACTACAGATTCTTATAGCGACACCCGCCACCAGGAGTTGGCAAATATGATGGACTCTATGGTCTCTAACCACTGGGCAGTTTTGCAAGGCGGGGAGACAATCGACGTGATGAACTCCACCGGCACCGATGCCTATTCTACCTTCGACGAGCTTATTAAGCGAATGAATTCTGAAATGAGCAAGCGGGTATTAGGACAGGATGGTACTTCCAACTCTAACGACAAGGCCGGAACTTACGGAAGCTTGCAAATAATGCAGGAAGTGGCAGACGATCGCCACGAGGCAGACAAGACCGATATTCGTTACCTGATTAATGATGAACTCCTGTGGCGACTGGAACTTATAAGTCCTGCTTATAAAGGCATCTCCAATTTAAAGTTTGATTGGGACGAGAGCAAAGAAATGAGTCCGGCAGAGATTGTACAGGTGGCGGTAGATTTAAGCACCGCAGGTTACGAGGTGGATTTAAAATACCTAGTAGAAAAAACAGGGATTCCAATTACAGCCTTCCGGCCGGTGGGCGGAACTGTAGATCCCACGGCTGAAAAAAAAAGTCTGAACGCGAAATAAGCGCAAGCCTTTTCGCAACCTATCAAATGGATGAAAGCGATTGCGGCTGTGGCTTGCCTGAAATTACAGCCATAGATCTTAGCGGCTGGGAGAGCGTGATGGATGGTGTCGCCAAGAAAATGCACTCCGGGGAACTTGCACCAGGGGAAGTTTCCAAAGACTATGTGAAGAATACTTACGACGAGCTGTACAAAGGCGGAAAGAAGGGCTATGGAAAAGACTGGGCAAAAATGGGCGAAGATGCCGATAATGACCGAACCATCCGCAGCCTGAAAAAGAACATGTTCAACTTTAGCGGGGCAAAAGGATATACCATGCAACAGGAGATGCAGGACTTGATGACTAAAAATGGCAAGCTTGTGCCTTTCAATGAATTCAAATCAAAAGTGCGGGAGCTCAACCCAAAGTATAACGGCAATTATCTACAGGCAGAGTTCCAGACTGCGCGGCAAACTGCAAATCACGTTAGGAACTGGCAGCAGTTTCAAAAAGACAAAGACGTATTCCCGAACCTTAAATATATGACCAGTAATGACGATCGCGTGCGTGATGGTCATAAAGATTTGCACGGCACAGTGAAGCCTGTGGGAGACGAGTTTTGGAACACTTTTTATCCGCCTAACGGTTGGCGTTGCCGCTGTTATGCCACCCAAACGAGTGAGCCTGCGAGCGGGCAGGAATACCCGGCAGATAAAGCGGAAGGACTTGGAGTAGGCAAGGCATTTGCAGCCAATCCCGCCAAGACAGGAGAAGTCTATTCAAAAAAGAAACATCCTTATTTCGCGATGGCTTCGGTTTCCGGAGGTAAAAAACTGGAGACCCAAATGGAATATGCCAAGGCAGATGCGCCTTCTGAAATCGCCTGGTCTAAAGCCGGGGCAACCATACGCATAAGTCCGTTTGTGAATTCTGAACCAAAAGTCTTGACAGATAATTACCGCAGCGCGTTGATCCTTGCTACAAAAGTGGGGGCCAATGTAGAGCTGAACGCACACATGAATCAGAAATTGGTAAAAGAAAGGCCGAATTTAGCGTATAAAGTGAATGGCAAAGCAGGAGACAGGCACGCACCTTCCGGGGCGAGTTATAAGACCGCGCTTAAAACCGCGAACGGGAATGGCACTGTAGTAATGGTTGTGGATCTGGCTATAAGCAAAGAATCTATGGACACCGCAGTGAGAAAGATTACAGCCGACTTGCCAAATTACAAGAACGTGAAAGAAGTCTATCTCATCTCTGCCGAAGGAACTGAAGTTAAACACCTTTTTAACGGGTAAAAGCAATGAAAAACGAAGTCCCCGATTTTGTAAGGCATTTTGAAACGCTAAAACGCACATTGCCACGAAAAGTGGCGGGAATGGCGGTGAACCGCTTTAAAAGCAGTTTTGACAAACAAGGCTTTATGGATAGAAGCTTTCGAGCGTGGGAACCGCGCAAGGGAGGAGGTGGCGGGGCTACTCTGGTACAAACCGGGAATTTGCGGGATTCCATTAAGATAGACTCGGCAACGATGCGGCAAGTGTCCATAAGCAACGACGCGCCTTATGCCAATATTCACAATGAAGGTGGAGTGGTTAAGATACCGGTAACCTCTAAAATGAGAAAATACTTCTGGTATATGTTCAAGGCTACCGGAGAGGGTAAATGGAAGGGAATGGCAATGACCAAGAAAACACATTTTATATTCCGAATGCCCAAACGGCAATTTATGGGCGAAAGCGCCGATTTAATGAACCGAATAGACCGCGAGTTTGAAAGCCAAATCTCACGGGTAATGAAAACTTTTAAATAGCACAAATGCAAAACTGGACTTCCCTTTATTTAGAAATTAGCACAAAAATTGACAGCATCGCCGCCATAAAATGGATAGATCTATGGCATAACCAGGTGGGATTTTTGCAAGATGAACATCCCTTTACAACTCCCGCCTGTTTTTTGGGGTTTAGAAGTAATGAAATAAAAGACACCGGCAGGAAGGTACAGCAGGTAGTATTGCAAATGGACGTGTATTTATTTTATGAGAGTTTTGCCGATACTTTTAAAGGCTCGGTGAACCAGCAGAGCGCCCTTGGTTTCCTACAATCTATGGACGACATTAATGCGCTGTTGCACGGTAGCAGCGGAGAGAATTACAGCGGAATGAGGAGAGTGGGGTTTGCACCGGTAGACACGGGTGGTGCCGGGAACTTATACCAGGCAACTTATGAGTGTACCTTGGTGGACTATTCAGCCAAAAAGGTGTTTGATGAAGGTAGTTTTAATGATGTTAAAATAAATGAGATGTAGGGATCTCATTTATTAAAGCACTATAGAGAAAACGATATTCTCGATAGTTCGGGGAGACTTATAATACTTTTTTCCAAGTTTCCCGAAGATCCAGGCCGAGGAGAATTTTTGAACACCAAATTCCTTGATGTTAGAGAATTTATCGAAATCGCTGTGAATGTCGCGATATAATAGGAGGGTATTGCCTTTTATTGCCATTTTAGGAGATTGCGGTTGAGCAAAGTTAAATTTTATGTTAATACCGCGCAAGGCGGATTTGTGGGAGTGGGATTATCGCATAAAAAAACCACCTGTGGGGAGGTGGCTTTAGGGATAAACGCAAGTTGGGGTGCGATTATCCCGATTACAACTCCGCATAAAGCATATTTTCCCGAAATAAAACATGCTTTGTTCTTAGTTGTATTTTAGTTTTAATAAAAAACTATTTTCCTTTCTGCTAGTAAAAAATCATTTTGGGATTTGCTTATCACTGCACTTGCAACTAAAAAATCCTTAACCAATCCTTTGAAATGGAACACCTCTCCTTTATCGGTTTTCATTTCAAACTTCACTTTTTCGTTGTCGCGGTACCTCCTTTTTATTTCCGGATTAAGTTTCACGTCAAATCTTTCTTCAATGAGGTTTGACACTTTTTCAGCGCGATCTGAAGCTTTGAATGAGGTGTTTTTTCTTTCTTGTAAATTCATTTTTTAATTTTTAAGAGAGGGACATTGGTGTCTCTCTGTGGTTATTCCCTGCTCAGTTGTAAAGGATTACTTTACAACTGAAATCTTAATCTGGTGGATTCATTTTAAATCTTGCCTTTGCCTGGCACCAAGTTTCGCATTGGTTTACGTCCTTACAAGTGCAAGGAGGCAAATTGTGTTGTATTAATGCCTCTGAGACACATTCCTCCCAAAAATCCATAATCTCGTCTAGGCTTAAGCCTTTTTCAAGTAACTGAAAATTGATCTTTACAACTTTGTTTGTTATTTTCTTAGTTA